GTATTACCGTATACCTCAGCATTATCGTATACCTTAGTATTACCGTATACCTCAGTATTACCGTATACATTAGCGTCATTAGATATCACAGCGTTACCAAATACTTCAGCAGTATCGTATACCTCAGCATTACCGAATACCCTAGCATTACCGTATACTTTGGAAGTGTTATAAATAAAACACCTATTCTTTTGTGATAGGTTTTTTTCAGATTCAACATAACCACCGAGTAGCCCATCAGACAGTCGCTGAATACGGTATAATTTTCTTCCTTTATATTTTATAGTATTATCTGTTAATTTATATTTCATTTTCTATCTCAAGGTTATAGTTATCGATTGCTTGGTTTCACCTTTTTTAATCCAATTGTATACTAACCGCTCGTAATTACTGGGGTAATGATTATACACAACTAAAAATTACCCACGTTACAGTAAATAATTAGCGCCGGCCTTAAGCTGGGCAATTTCTTCAGCGGTTAAATGTTCAGCCGCTTCAGCCAACTTACGATAAGCATCCTTACGCGCCTCACGTTCCCTATTCCAATCGTCCATTGAATCCGTTGCATTGTAATAACTTACATCACTTGCTGCCTGTTCCCATTGTCTCTTTGCTTGGTCTTTATTCAAATGTTTACCCTCCTGATTACTAGTAATTTCAGTAGACGTTCTGTTATCATTAGTTATTATATCCTCCCGTTAAATACTTCTATTAGTCTATACACCTGGTCAATTACATGTCTAGGGTGTCCCTCGGTTATTAGTCTACCTTCAATGTCTTCACGATTATTAAACCACGCTGTATATGTATGAAGTTCTTCATCAAAAGATACATGATCTTTAAAAAAGGTCAAAGTATTTGAGAAGCCGTTAACATATATTGGAGTATAATCTATTTTCATACTCCCATAGATATGACTGTCTATGCGTGCATTTCCAGTAACTATTACATCACCACATACAATACCACAGACGTCTGCATGTCCAGATATAATAGCGTTTCTAAAGATTTGTGCATTCTGATGAATATTGGCACGGCCAGATACAATAGAGTTACCATAGACCTTAGAGTTACCGCGAACCTTTGCATTATCTTTCACTTTAGCGTTCTCAAAAACCTTAGCGTTATCAAATATAAAACACTCTCCATCTTGAGATAGATTGTCTTCCGACTCAATATAACCGCCAAGTAAATTATCAGATATCCGCTGAATTCTGTATAAGTTACGTCCAAAATAGTTTATATTATCTTCTTTTAGAATTCTGTACTTCATATAGTCTCCCCGTTAGTACCTGTAATAAACTTCTCGTTCGGCTGTCATTTCTACTTGTCGGTATATACTATTTAATACTTTAGAACCATCTACAAATGTTTCAGTTTTGTAAGGATTATAATATGCCTGTTTCCATTCTCCATTGTAAGGACTATACCATGCTGCACAATCTTCACTTGACATTTTCAATATTATATTACCTTCAACATAAGCATGAACATTTTTCTTTTGCTCTTTTATTACACGTTCACGGCCGGCCTTGCTTACGATAAACTTACAACCCTGCAAGTATACTCTATCAGCATGAGCAACTACCTTACCTTTGTGCTCACCTTCCATGGCTTTAATAGACCACCTTTTAGTATGTAGATTAAAGTATACTCGAACCTTAGTGCATTCACTTATTTTTCTGTCTTTAAAAACGTCCATAAGGTTCCCTCTCATATTTGTAATAATTATAAAACCACATCACGAAGGTTAAGCAATAGTATTAACAACTCCTTTTGTCGTTTTGTTAACTTACGAGCGCGGTTAATATCTTTGACCGAATGCTTGCCTATTACTGTTCGAAAATACGGATAATCTAATTCCTGCCGCAATCGCAAACGTATTCTATCTTTGATTCTTAAACGTCTATTATAAGTGTGTTGCATATTATTATTTCCTTAGAATAAGTTACCACTGAGGCCGAAGCCTCAGGGCAACGAGGGGTTACGATGAACAATTACTGGGCTCTCTTGTATTCCATGATATCTATTAAGTTGAAACCACGGCCGCCAACTACAGTAAATCGGTCACGATTCCATGGTATACCACTGTTACTATTTAATAGACGATGCCTTAATATCAGCAACTCTTTTTGCCTTTTAGTTAACTTACGTGCTCGGGGCACTTCATCTTCAGTCTTGTCCAGTACTTTATGGAAATAGTCATACGAATGTATTTCATTACCTAATCGTCGGCCAATTTTTCTAATAATTTTATCGCGTCTGTAATATAAATCCACTGGTTGATCGTTTGTAATTAGTCTCAATTTGTTGTTCATAATTAACCCCTTAGTTTTCTGGTGACTCTTCAGGGTAGACTACCAATGTCTACCGATACCCTTTTATCGGGCATTTCGATTGAAAACTTTAGTTAGAGATTGTTAATCATTAGTAATATTTGCCAAACCAATCCCGCCGTTAAGCTTACAATAATTATTGATATTAAGTTAAACATATTTTCCATACTAAAATTCCTCTGCTAGTTCTGTTAATCCGTCTGTTCCACATTGATCACATTTGAACCAGGTACCTATTTCATTTTTACCTGTAATATGCTCAGGGTAAATCTCATTACCGCATGAGCAAACTTTTAAAGGTTCCAGGCATAAAGCGTCCAACTCGGCCAAAAGATTATCATTTTCTTCCATTACTTTATCGCTGATATCTGCTATAGTAAAATTATACATATCATCCCTCTTGTGTTTCCGATTGGATAACCCAATGTTATCCTTGTCTCTAAAGTTATCGGTAAGTTCTTCCTTGAACTTTAGGTTTTCTTTATTATTTACTTATTACAATATGGTAACCTTCTAAGTAATTATTCATGTCATTTATTACAAAGGTCTCATTAACACTTAAGGCTGTATAATATAGAATAAATTCTGATGTAGCTTCATGGTAATTTAATGCATTTGTTAAAGAAATTGACTTACCCTCTCTAGTTGCCTTGTAACCAGCCTTTTTCAATAGAGAGACTAATTTGCGCTTATACTTTATGATTAACCCCTTTTCAAGTTTTCCGATTGGATAACCCAATGTTATCCTTGTCTCTAAAGTTATCGGTAAGTTCATCCGTGAACTTTAATTATTTATCTGTTTACTGCGAATCCCAACTCTTTATCAATTTCATTCCGGTAATATTCAATCATTTCAGCGGCCTCAAGTATTTCCTCTTCAGGCGAATCAGATTCTACCCTATTGTGATATTCAAACTCCCATGCTTTAATTTCTTCAATATACCCTGCAATTAGTTCACGTTGAGAATTATTTGTAAGATCAAATTCAGTCATAGTTAACCCCTTTTCAAATAGTTTTTTGTTATTCACCGAGTTTCCTTCTCAGCTACTAAGTAGCTTATCGGCGTGATTTTTAATTAACTTTAAACTAATTTGTAATCAATTGATATTATTATGGTAAAAAAGAATAATTACTTAGGGAATAACATAACCTATTGTAATCATTAAATAAAGTAATCCATTTAGTAATAATGTGACCGACTGCTGGTTCTGTCTGAGCGTTTAAACACCCACTACTGCTAAGGTACCAATATCTTTAAACAAATAGACTGCAATTCATTATGCCCCTGATATTATAAGGGTTTTAAGGGTCAACTTCCAAAGGTGAGAGACACAGGGGCGACATTTGGCCATTTTGGCTTTATTTTCTCTTCCTGGTTGACTGTCCACTCACCACCAAGCGCGAGAGGGGGCTGAAGTGGGGGCGGGGTATAGCGTGCAGGGGAATGTGCGTCAGACAAATCGATGAATTATGGGGACTATTTGGCTGTTTTGGGGACATATAAGCAGGGCATACTGCGTGCCAAAGGGAAATATAAGGGGAAGTTTACGTAAAAATGTTGGCCGGAAGATGTGCAAAAAATGTTGGCCTTTTGGGTAAGTAAGGTGGCTATATGTTAACCTTTTTAAGTTATGTGTATATCCATATCGTAACAGTTAAGTTAACCAGGAGGCAAGTATTGACTATTTTACGCCCATATAAACAATTTTTAGAGGAGATTTATTTTCACTCTAGGATAAATAAATATTCACAAAAAATATTCAAAATTCCTTAATAATATATAGAGTATAGGGACGGTAATAATATCATGGAAGTTAGGCAGTTTTTGTAAATATATAGAGCACCGCCATATAGTAATCATTATTTAGCTAATTTAGCAAGTAAATTAGGGATATTATAACTGAATACTGATGATTACTTCTTGAAATAGATGGTAATCATATAGTAGTACTCCACAACACCGTGTCAATAGGAGAAATGTAAAAGAAATGTAAAAGTTTTGTCACTAAAAATAATCAATATTATAGGTTGACACAAACTGCCTAAGGACTTATACTATTCTAGTTACAGAAATATCCGAGGGGACCGATGGCAACACGTAAAACAAGACTCAATCCGATGAAATTACAATGCCTGTTGCTATACGGTTCCTACTCCTTTGTAGAATATCACGGTCAAGGACGACTATCATTTCCTATAGGACAATTTGCTCGCCTCCTACGTGTTAAAAATAGCCATCTCAAGGAATATTTAGAGTGGCTTGAGGAGAGACAGCTGATTGAATCACTGGAGTTTTCCTCCGCTCCTTATGCAAGTGCCTCTTGTACAGTCAGATGTCCTCCTCTTTTCCTTTCTAAAGGAGAACAATGATCATGGAACTAGTCACTACAATCACTCCTACGGTCTCTCAGCGGGATTTAAAGTCCGCTTTTTGGGTAGCGTACAGGGATACCCCTTTCTGTGACCCTTCTAATATAACGGCAGCAGAGGTCACACAGCTTACAGGCAATACATCGGTATCTAAATGGTGGAATCAGCCTGGATTTAAAGAGTGGTTCTGTAATGATAACGAATATGAAATCAAGCTGGAGTCTGCTAAACAGAAAGCTATTGATATCCTTGAAGATATTGCTAGCAATGTAGATGTCAGTCCAGCTATAAGAGTACAAGCAGCCAGGGCAATGTTAGATGAAAATGCTAGAACTGCCAAGAAAAAGAAAGAAGTCGAACAAGAATTAACTCCTGAGCAAGTAAGGGAAATTATACGTGTCCAAGCACCAAGATTCCTCGAAAAACCGTAATGGGTCATCTAAAAAACTTATTGGAAATGTTGTGATAGGAACTAATAGCGTACCTGTCTATACGTTTTCTGCAAGAAAGCTAGGTGCTTCCTTTGGCGAAACAGTGTTTGACCCTGATGTGGAGATACACTTACGAGCAACCCTTAAGGTAAATCAGAGAAGGAGAGTACTTGTCCATGAGTGTTTTCATGCATTCCTATATTTCTCAGGTTACTCCGAATCTATGGAAAGTGATAAATTCGGACCTAATTTCGAGGAATCTCTTACTAGAGCTTTTGAAGATTACCTAAGTCATATGTTTGTATTCTCTAAAGATATTGAAAAATGGTTGGAGGGCGACAATGACTGAGGTACATGTAGGCAAAAAGAATACTCATACACCTGAGTATTTAAGGGGGCAACATGGCTAAGGGAGCTATACTAGAGGAATTCAGACTTTGTACATTACTTAGCGAATCTACTACAGGAGCTAGTCAGGAAAGTAAGTCTATATCTGTAAGATCTGAAGCTGTCCTGTTGTCTTTGTATGTGGAAGAAGTTACAGGCACATTAGATGTTAATGTATATACTTGGACTAAAGAAAATCCTTATGAAGAAAAACTTATAGATTCATTCCCACAAATAACTGCACCCACAGGTGAGCTAGTTATTCGTAAACAGATCGAGGTAATGGACCATATACGTGTAGAGGTGATTACATCCGATGCTGCCAAGTATAACGTAAAGGCTAAGGGGGTTCGTGCTGGAATATCTTCTGTAAGTATTCAAGGAGCAGGAAGCTGGCAGGTAACTAATGACACGGTAACATCTACACCTACTCTAATAATCTCAGGGGGACTGGCTGGCCGGACAGGATTACTGGTAAAGAATGCCAATTATAATACTGGCGATATATTGCAAGTGGCCGAATCTGAAGCCAAACTATTGGCTGGGATATATTACAGTGTAGCTCCAGGAGCTGAGGTACAGCCTGATGTAGATGCAGGTAACGAAGTTTGGATGCAATCAGATGGCAATCCAATACGTATTGAAATTATAGAAGTAGGGGACTAATGTGGGAAGAGTTTCCTCAACATCGTCGAGTACTATTGGAGGTGGAGCTAATCAGCCTACCATTACCAATACAGACCTTACAGCGGATATAGAAGAGGTTATTACAATACCTGCTCAGGCGGTAAGATATAGACTACAATTCAGAGGATGTGCTACTTTACAGATAAGGACAGCGGCAGGAACCACTGAGTATTGGACTGTAGATCCTGGAAACGTTGAGGAAGTTACCGGAATTACTCCCACTTCTGCTACCACATTATATATTACCAGCAGCAAAACAGGTGTACTGGAACTTTTTTATTGGAGTTGACAAACCCGCTAATAAGCTTATACTATATATCTAGGGAGGAGGAACTCTCTAAAACTCCCTCCGGGGAAATTACTTAAAGGTGATTAAATGGCTAAAACTAAACTGTGTTTTGACGCAACAACTGATGTCGATAATGTAGGTGCATGGGTACGTGCCGGTACTGACGGCGACAGAATTGGTTCTCAAAATGTGGCATCGGAAGAGTGGCTTAACGTGGCTTCTCTTTTGGTTGACGAAACTGGAACTCCAATCGACGCGTCCAACCCTCTTGATGTTAACATTACTAACACTTTGGGGATCGATGTTGATCTTGATCATACTGAAGATAGTGTACGTCTTGGTGACGGAACTTCCTTCTTTACTTCTACTAGTGAAAATGGTGACATCGCTCTTGATGTTCACTTGTCTAACACTGAAATTGCAGTAACTCAAGGGTCTGACTCTCCATGGGCTATCGAAGCAACTGACTTGGACATTCGTGACCTAACTGCTGTTTCTGATAGTATTGCATCTCACACTTTCGACGGATCGGGTACTGCTATCACTAGTACTCTTGTAGGTGCTGACCAAGGTCTTGATGTTAACGTTATCAACGCTGTTGAGATCGATGACACTGCAAACACTGCTTGCGCATTCTCTGCAACCTCTGTAGATGATACTGCAGGTGGTACTGATCTAGTTGGAACTGATCTTGCCAATCGTAAGTACTTAAAATTGTACAACAATGGCAATCAAACAGTTTACATCGGTGAGTCTGGTGTAACCGCTGCAACCGGTTTCCCACTTGACCCGTGTTCTTATTTAGATATGAGAGCTGGGGCTAACTGTAATCTACATGCCATCGGAGCTACTGCAGCTGCGCAAGACATTAGGATTATGGAACTAAGTTAACCATTATAATGGGTACTTTTTCTCTGCTGGGCAGAGAGATTACCCACTATATTGTACTTTTTATCTAACGAGGAGGAAGGCGTAAGCCATGAAATTTAAAGAAGACGACATAGAAAAGATTAAAGAATTCATCAATGTCATTAACGAGAAGATGACATTTAATGCTGGACTTACCATTACTGAAATACCTAAGATATATAGTTATCTTGCCTGGGTACAGAAAACGCTCATTCCGACCATGGAAGCTAACATCTTTGAAGTGGTAGCTGTAGAAACTAAAGAAGATAGAGAAGCTAGACAGGAAGCTAAAGCTGATGAAGATTGATGGACCGTCTACCGGACCCATTAACATTGCCGTAACTACTACCCCAGCGCCTGCTACTACTGGAACATTTCCAGCAGGAGTTAGACGTAAGGGATTATATATACAGCCAATTGATCAAGATATCTATTGGGGACATGATAATACTGTAACTGATTCTACTGGACATTTAATAGGTAAAGGTAATTTATTATTTTTACCATTTGGTGAAACCGTAGATGTTTATCTGGTAGCTAAATCTGGTACAGTTAATGTTAGAGTAAGCGAGGAAGGCTAAAGCCGAAGGAGGATAAGTGAGTAGTCTAACTAATCAGGTAAAGATAACAGGAGCCGACGGTACTACAATTGGTAGTGAGGGAGATTCGTTAAAAACAACAGCAACGGTTGTGGCTGCGGACAACCTTCCAGTAACCTTACCTGAGTATGAGGATGTACTTTATCGTTTACGTACAACTCGACCACGCCAACTATTCCAGGGACAATGGGGATTTAATGGACAACCTCTTGTTTGGTCAAGCCAACTAACGGGCGGAGCTACTCTGGAAGATCCTACAGTTACTGATCATAACTTTATTAAATTTAAAACAACTTCTTCTTCATCAGATAAAGCTGTATATCAAACTCAGAGATATTTTAGGTATCAACCTTCCAGGAACCATTCACTAACCTTTGCAGCAGGGTTTGGCTCTCCACAAGCTAATGTAATAAAAAGACAGGGACAATTTGATAATGACCCTACGGAAGGTAGTAACGGGTTTTATATTGAACTTGATGGACTTAATGGTATTACTTTTGTAATTGCTTCTACCTCTTCAGGTAGTCAGAACTTTATTAAAATAGCTAGGGCTAACTGGAATGTAGATAAGTTGGACGGCACAGGGCCTTCAGGCTTAACGTATACCGATGCTGAGCTAGGTAATGCTGCTGTCTGGAATATTGACTATAGTTGGTACGGCGCTTCAGTGGTTCAATATAACATTATTATAGGATCAACTCGTGTAGTTTTACATGAAGAAGTATTTTCGCTTAAAAACCCAGATAGACCATTTACTAAAACAGCCTTTTTGCCTCTACGGATTGAGCTAGAAAACACAGGAACAGTTAGCGGTGGGGCAGAATTTACTATTGGTTCCATATCTTACGATATAGAAAATGGTGAACCCGATGAGGCTGGATTCCAGTGGTCAATAGCTAATGGTACAGATGGTGTTGATGTTAATGGAACTACGCCAAATTATATACTGGGAGTTAGGCCACGGCTTACAACTAATGGTATTGTTAATAGAGGGGTTTTAGTCCCTAATAATGTTAGAGTGTTATCTACTGATGATATCTTTTTAGAGATTCTAGTTGGCGGAGACGCCACGGGAGGTAGCTGGTCAGACGTGGATACTTCTCGGTCAATTGCGGAATATAATACATCTATTACGGGATACACAGGAGGTCGTGTAATTTATACTGACTACATTGCTGCCGGAGGGGGCAGAGCTACAGGCGCATTAGCTACCAGTTTTCCCGGTGATCTATTTGCTGCTATTGACTCGCTTCTAGGTACACAACAAGCATTTGTTTTACGTGCTACTAAAATTGTGGGCAACAGTAAGGTTTATGGAGCAATTAGCTGGAAGGAGATATATTAAATGTCAGCACGATACCCTTTTGCAAGGAAAACTCATAGTGATGGTAGAAAGTTATTTCGTAGACTTCACGGCATCTCATTATCGCTAGATACCTCAGGTACCCAACAAAGTATAACATTTACAATACCTTATACTAGTTGTCTTATGACTGCAGCAGAAGTTATCAATAGTGTTAGCGGGGATACATTAAACTTCAAAATATTAGATACGGCTGCGGGAACTGTTAGTGGTGTACCAAATTACGAGCTAAACCAATTTGGATTTAATGTTAATATTCCTACTGACTATTATGAAGCTCCTTCTGAATATGATAGTGAATTGTTTGGAGGTCTACAAATAAAAATTGAATATAATCCAATAGATAGTGTTGCTAGGGATGTGCACTTTAATCTGATTTTACATGAGTTGGTATAATGACAAAGACTACTTTACATATTGAATTCACTCGTCCTACCAAATGGTTTTCCCCTATTAGTTGGCTAATCAGGGCCGTACAATGTACTCCATATTCTCACGTGAGATTACGTTGGACTAACACTACAGACAGAGATCTGGTATATCACGCATCAGGTTCTTCTGTAGACTTTGTTGGAACTATCGCACAAAGCTACGAAAAGAACCAAGTAACTGTTATTAAATCATATAGTTTACCTGTAGATAAAAAGCAATACAGAAAACTAATTGATGTTTGTATGCTCTATGCTAACGTTAAGTATTCTAAATTGCAGGTAGTAAAGATTGGTTTACTATCTTTGGGACTAGGTAAAGGATGGTTTACTAAGGATGGGGAGTACGCTCAGGTATGTTCTGAGTTGGTAGCACGAGTTATTGAGCAAGTTTATGATAAAGATCTAGGACTGGATCCAGACGTGGCCGGTCCTAAGGAAATAGATAAAGCGTTAGAAACTATAATAAAGGAAGATAAGTAATGAAATATATTAGTAAAACATACGAACTAGAAGAAGGACAAGAAATACAAAGACCTGTTGGACATCCAACCGAGCCTATTACTGTAGTTAAGGTAAGTGGGGCTGGAAGTTTAGATGTAGAACATTTAGTTGGCAACTCCAACGTAGGCACTAATTTAAGTCTTGGCGGAGCAACTGTATTAACTAAACCTTTAGGAAATAATGAAGCTTACGGCACATCTATTAAGGTTAAGGCAAGTGGAGGCCCTGTCACTATAATCATCGCAGCACTTATATAGGTAACCCCAGAGGAGCACAAGAATGGTTACCAAACATGTTAACATATTGTTGACATTAGCCATGTCTAGGGAGACAGGAGGTATACGTGGTTACTAAACAGGAGCTATTGCTAGCTAAGGCACTAAAACAATTGGAGAAAGAGTCTCTAAATGTTTGCTTTGATCCTTACGAACCTAACAGTAGACCTACTAAATCCCAAGAAGAATTCTTTAAGGGAGCTGCTAAAAGTCAGTATAGAATTATCCGGGCAGGTAACCAGTCTGGCAAAACGATGTGTGGAGCTAGGGAGGTTGCTTGGGTACTAAATGGTAATCACCCTTACTGGAAACGAAAGAAAGAGCTAGCTAATAGACCTCTTAAAGTTCTTATCTGTACGATATCTTCTAATATGGTAGAGGAAATCTGGTATAAGAAATTAAAACCTTTCTTAGGGCCTGACTGGAAAGACAAGAAATCTTCCGGAGCCCTCAAGGGAGGTAAGAACGCTAAAGGAGATGAGGTAACCTTTTTAATACATGGTGATGGTTCCCAGAAATTACTTAATAATATGCAAGGTTTCGTTGCCGATTACGTATGGCTAGATGAGATGCCCTTAAAAGCTAAAGTATTCGAAGAGTTACAGCGAAGAGTTGACCGTACAGGTGGACCATTTATAGCTACCTTTACACCCAAGTCTGTTAACCCACAGATTAGAAAGACTATAGAACAAGCAGAAGCTGTTGACAATGGACTAACTAAGATATACTATTTGTCTAAGCTTGATAACCCGTCCTTAGATAAAGAAGCTACCCTTGCACAGATTGCTCACCTCAGTGATGCCGAAAGAAGGACTATCCTATATGGTGACTGGTCTGTTGGGGAAAGTAATGTATTCAAGGTAGATTACGAAAAAATGATTAAACCATTACCACAACATTATAGTAAGAAGGGCTGGAGACATGTCGAGTCTGTTGATCCTGGAAGTGCCACAACAGGACTAACTGTATGGGCTGAAGATCCTCAAACCGGAAATTGGTGGTGTGTACTTGCTAGGTATATCGAAGGAGAAAGGGATCCTGTAAAGACTTATGATCTTGTACAGTCTATAACAAAAGAGTATAATATAATGCGTAGAATTTGTGAT